CTTTAAAGATCGCCCAGGAGTGGGGTGGATGCTCTTCCTTCCCCGTGCTTTAAACGCACAGCAAATCCCCGAGGCCGGCGCACTCGTGCCCGTCATGAGCACTGATGCACAGAACAAAGGCAAGCAACTCGGCACGATCATCGTCAGCGTCACCGATGAGCCGTTTTCTGATGAGAATCCAGAACACGTCAAGATCGCCAATGCCATCGAAATACGCTTAGTTGATCAAGACTTGCTCCCTCGCTTCACCGACTTATGAGAAGGAGTTCGTAGCTCGATTTAGAGCCATTGGGTTGTTGATCGCGTGGGACAGTGGAGTTTGCCTAGGCTTGGCTATCTGTGTAGGTGGAAACACCTCTTCTGGAGACCTCACGCGAGCGCTTTTTCAAAAAATAGCGGGGGGATTACAGCACTAAGTCGTTCTGATGCGTCATTTGGGGCGACCGAACTGCAAAGAACTGCCGAAAGTTGGTTGCCCGATTATTGATAGAATGCCCACTCATCTATATGACACATTCTAAATTCCCTCAAGACCCATGCCACAGCCGACGATTGTGCCCCCCGCAGAATTCGTGAGTTCTTTGAACAAGCTGATCACGTCAGATCCCAACCATAAAACCGGATGGGCCGTCACTTTGGAGAGCAACATGATGCCTGGAACTTTCAAACTAGTCCCACATGGCGGCGTGCCGGAAGCGTTCGTCAGAGAACACTGCAAGAAATTGATGATGCAATTCCATCCGGCCGCACCGATTGGCTTACATGATTTGTGATCAAGCATGAATTAATGCATGATGCTGCATCCCTGGGGGTCCTCCTATGGCCCCATTCGGTCCCGCATCATGCGGGACCATTTTTTCCACCTCGGCACCGTGCGGACATCTCGCGCTGGTAATCGTCGCGGCAATTGATGTCGCAAAATAGCAGATCAACCGCCACCACCTCATCACAGAAATGGCATCGGCAGTCAGGTTGCAGCGCTGGCGCACGTCGTGCGGCGGCCAGGCCGGCCGCGATAGTACGATAGATGCGGCTGTCCGCGTTGTCGGCGTGATCGCTCATGGTTATTTGCCCTCATTGGTAGGAAGCTGATAGGGACGGAAGCGGACCACGTCCTGGCCCGCCCACTCGTTCAAGGAAAGAAACTGCGCCTGCAATGGCTCAATCTCGTTGCAGCCAAAGACGGCGGCGGCTTTCGTCACATCGCCGAATCCGCCGGTGTTGTTGGGCATGGTCCCGAGTAATTGCGGCGGTACGCGATGCGCGGCCAGCACGTCGTCGCGCGTGCAGTTCTTGATGTTGAAAAATTCATCCTTGGCAGCGATCTCAGAGACCGGCAGGATCTGCAGGCCATCTTTCTTGCCGCCTGGCGCATACACAAACAGGTTGCGGAAGTTGCCCGGCCCCTTGCTGTTGCGCATCGCCTCGCGCAGCTTGTCCACGTCGTTGACGTTGCTGGCCGTGTCGGTCATGTAGAGGATGAAGCCCGCATGTGAGCCGTTGAGGTAGTAGCGGCGACGGAAGAGCGTGGCCGATTCATTGAGCCAGGCCGATTGCAGCGCACTCACGTACTGCGGCACCCCATACACCTCCTGGTTGATGTCCGGGGCCTGCAGGTGCCAGATGCCGTCTCGCTCAAATTCGTAGGTATCTCGCCAGCCATTGACGAAGAAGTAGCGCCCTGGCTCTACCCCGACGCGCGTGTACTTGGCCAATGCCGGCTTGAGGTTCAAGAGCTTGCCCGTCATGCTCTCGCGCCGCTCGGCATAGCAGTTGCCGAACAGCAGAAAATCCAGTGCCAGGCGCGTGAAGTCTCCACGCGACAAGACGGCAGACGGCTGGAAGGTCGAGGCCAGGATATTGACCTTGCACCAGATCGCGCTGGCATGGTGAACGCTTGCATTCAAGGACTTGGCCAGGCCGACCATGCTCAAGGGCGGCTCGTACCACTCACCATTGCGGTAGCACTCGACGTCCGCCAGCATGTCCCGGCCTTCCAGCACGGGTGACGGGTCGCCGAAGGAAAATGCTTCGACGGATGGCACCGGCGGAGCCTCGACCTTGGCCGGCAGCGTGTTGTCGGATGCAGCCGCGCGGCGGCGTGCTCTGTGTTTCATTAGAAGAACTCCATGGAAGAGGTGTTGTTTGCGGTAGTGCCTTCGAAGGGCTCATAGTCGAGGGCGTGCATGACCGACCAGGCCAAGTCAGCGTGACCGGTTTCTTCCGAGCGTCCGGCGTCATAGGTGACGGCGCGGCCGCTGGGCGTGAGAATCTTGCGAATGGCCATGAAGGACTGTGCGATGTCAGTCCAGCCCGCATCGAATTGCAGGCGGCCACTGCGGATGATGTTTTGTGCCTTCAGCACCATCCGCGTTTTGACTTCGGGCGAGTAGCTGATGGCGGTGGCACCTGGGAAGAACTGTTTCACCAAGGGATAGACGCCCACGCCCATGCCGGTGGTGTCGATGCCGATGTACTGCACGTTGTAGCGGCCGCACATTTCCTTAATGAGGGCGGCTTGCTCGGCGAAGTCTTTGCCGCGCCATTGGTGACGTTCCAGAATGCGGAAATTGCCGCCCGGGACCAACGGCGGTGCAATCACGGAGCAGCCGGCGCTGTCGCCCGTCAGTGAAGGGTCATAGCCGATCCACACAGGCCGGTGGCCAAAGGGGCGTGCCGTGAACGGCTTGTAGTCATCCCAATTTACCCACGAATCGACCATGCCGCGCTGCAGGTCGGCCAGCGGGAAAACCGACGCAGAATCGTCGATGAAGTTACACATCAAGAGGTTGTCGAACTGGTCCGGCGAATATTCGAAATCGCGCAGCTCGTCGATGTCGAACAGATCGCAACCACCGGCGGCCGCGTCCATGATCGTGACGATCTGGCGCCAGATTTTGTCCTCGCCCGTGAACCCCGACGACAGGCGCTTGTGACTCACATCGATGTTGACCTTCTCGCCCTTGGCGCGGCGCTTGTTGAATGCCTCACCGGTCCAGAACGGATAAGCCTGGTGCGTGGTGGCCGAGGGTGTCGAGAAGTAGGTTTTTCGCCACTTCTTGTGCAAGGCCATGCCGGACGCGACCTTGTTCAGCTCGGTGAAATTGTGCGTCCAGAAGAATTCATCGAAATAGAAATTGCCGTGGTAGCCCTGGGCGGTTCGAGCATTCGTGCCGAGGAAATACAAATGCGCGCCGTTGGGCAGCACGATGGGATCGCCCGACAGCTCCACGCCGCACGCGTCCTTTGCAAACTGGATGATGTACTGCTTGAAGACGTGCGCCTGCGATTTCGACGCCGACAGAAAAATCTGATTGCGCCCGGTCTGGATCGCATCAATCAGCGCCTCGCGCGCGAAGTACCACGTTGCGCCGATCTGGCGGGATTTCAGGATGATGCGCGTGCGCTCGCTACCGTTTCGATACCAGACCTTTTGATAGTCGAACAGGGAATCGTTGAATGCCTCGACAATGCGTTGCTGTGCCTCTTCGCTGAATTCATTGCGCACCGGCTTTTTCTTCGGGCCGGCATTACGATTGGCGAGCTTGGGATTGAGGTCAGTCTCGTTTCCTCCCGGCTGCTCATAGCGACGTACGCGCGCCGCTTGCACAAGCTGGCGCATCAACGCGTCGAGTTCCTTGTACTCGCCATTGCCCTTTACTTCCTTGGCAATCAGTTGCACTATGCGCGCTTCAAGGGCAATCTCTACGCGCTCCAGGCGCGAGACCTTTTCCCATTCATCGCGGTGCTTCCAGCTATTGACTGTGGAACGCTTAATCTTCAGGTGGCGCGCAATCGACGAGATGCGCCAGCCCTCGAAATACAGGCGGCGCGCAAGCTGCCGAGGCTCTGTCGCCTGGTCGATGTTGTCCTTGATGTCTTCTGGAATTTCTAACATGCCGCAAGCGTAGGCGGCGCGCGCGCGTAGCGGGGACTTTGCCGAGTCGCTATCCCTGATAACAACCCTCACTTCATTGATGCATTTCGCCCATCGGCAGAAGATGACGTTATCCGATCAACCGATAACGAGCGCGAAAACTCATGGCAACCAAGAGCAAATTTTTCCGCGTCGCGACCGAGGGCGCGACCACCGACGGCCGTAGCATCAGCCGCGAGCAAATTCAGCAGATGGCCGACAGCTACAACGTGAAAACCTATGGCGCTCGCGTGTGGGTCGAACACCTGCGCAGCTTGTTGCCCGATGGTCCGTTCAAGGCCTATGGTGATGTGCTGGCACTGAAGGCCGAAGAGGTCGACACCGAGAACGGCAAGCGGCTGGCCCTGTTCGCTCAGATCGAGCCGACGCCCGCACTGATCGCCATGAACAAGGACCGCCAGAAGATCTTCACCAGCATCGAGCTGGCCGACAAGTTTGCGGATACCGGTAGTTCCTATCTGGTCGGCCTGGCCGTGACCGACAGCCCCGCTAGCCTGGGTACCGAGATTCTGCAGTTCTCGGGTACCAATCCCAAGGCATCTCCCTTTACTCCCCGCAAGCTGAAGCCGGAGAACCTGTTCTCAGAAGCCATCGAGGCCAAGCTCGAATTCGAGGAAGAGGGCCCCAGCGTGGCCGAGACCATCAAGCAACTGTTCAGCCGCATCGGTGGTGGCGAGAAGAAGGCCGATGCCCAGCACGCCGATGTGGTTGCCGCCATGACTGCCGTGGCCGAGAAGGTGGGCGAGTTCGCACAGTCTGCCGCGCAGGCCGGCAAGGATGTGGCCGACGCTTTGGCCCGCCTGGAAAAGCTGGAAAAGCGCGTTGGTGATGAATCGACCGCTGCCGAGCAATTCCGCCAGACCATCAACCTGACCGACAAGAGCAACCTGCAGCGCCCGCCTGCCACCGGTGGCGGCAACAGCGGCACCGTGCAGACCGAGTTCTAAGCTGCCGGCCGACCGAGTACACCATTTTCGCATTTCACTGGAGCAGAACATATGAAGAATCAGACCCGCGCCGCCTATAACGCCTACACGTCGCGCCTGGCGACGCTCAACGATGTCGCCGGCGGTGCCGTCCATTCCACCTTCTCGGTGGATCCGAGCGTGCAGCAGAAGCTGGAAGACAAGATGCAGGAATCGTCCGAATTCCTGGGCAGCATCAACATCATCGGTGTTGATGAACTGGAGGGCGAAAAGATCGGCCTGGGTGTGTCCGGCCCTATTGCCAGCCGCACCGATACTCGCGGCGACAAGCGCCGCAGCACCCGCGACGCGTCGGCCATGACGAATACCCGCTATCGCTGCGAGAAGACCAATTTCGATACCCACATCACCTATGCCAAGCTGGATGCCTGGGCCAAGTTCAAAGACTTCCAGACCCGCGTGGCCAATGCGATCCTGAAGCGCCAGGCGCTGGACCGCATCATGATCGGTTTCAACGGCGTGAAGGTGGCAGCCGATACCAATCTGACGCAGTATCCGCTGCTGCAG